TGGACGATGACCTCCCCGTTGGGGCCGAAGGTCAACCCTAAGCAGATCGCCTTCCTGCTGATGGACGGCACCCTGGAGGTGTTGTACGGGGGGGCGGCGGGCGGCGGCAAGTCCGAAGCCCTCCTCCAGGCAGCATCCCAGTACCTCGATGTGCCTGGGTACTCGGCTCTCCTCCTGCGCCGCACATTCCGAGACCTGAACCTCCCCGGCGCCCTCATGTCCCGCGCCCACCAGTGGTGGGACGGCACCGAGGCCCACTGGGACGACGGCGACCACATCTGGCGGTTCCCCGAGGGCTCCACCGTGCAGTTCGGGTACCTGGCCCGGGACGAGGACTTCTACAACTACCAGTCGGCCGAGTTCCACTTCATCGGGTTCGATGAGTTGACCCAGTTCACCGAGCGGCAGTACACCTACCTGTTCAGCCGTCTCCGCCGCCTGAAGAGGAGCACGGTGCCGATGAGGATGCGCTCGGCCACCAACCCGGGCGGGTCGGGACACGAGTGGGTGCGGGACCGGTTCAACCTCCCCCTCGGCCCCAAGCATCCCCGGCGCGGCTTCGTCCCGGCCACGGTGGAGGACAACCCCTACCTCGACCTCGCCGAGTACGAGCACTCCTTTGAGCAGTTGGGCCGGGACTCGATGGCGTTCAAGCAACTGCGCGAAGGCGACTGGTCGGCCATGTACGGGGGGGCCATCTTCGACCCGTCCAAGGTCCGCATCGTCGAGCCGGAAGATGTGGACCCCTACGCCCTCACCCGCATCGTCCGGTACTGGGATCTCGCCGCCTCTGCCCCCAGCGACCTGGAGCCCGACCCCGACTACACGGTGGGGGTCAAGCTGGCCCGCACGAGGTTCGGCCGGGACGACTACGCCGACCCGGACTACTGGGTGCTGGATGTGGCCCGGCAACGCGCGGACCCGCGCGGGGTCGAAGGCCTCGTCCACCACACCGCCCGAGCCGACGGGAAGGCTATCCCCATCTGGATCGAGCAGGAGCGGGGCGGCGCCGGCAAACTCCTCGTCCAGCAGTTCGCCCACAATGTGGTCCCCGACTACCCGGTGCGGCCCCTCTATGTGACCGGGTCCAAGGAGACCCGGGCGACCCCGGTGGCGGGGGTCTGCAACGCCGGGCGTCTCTACCTGGTCCGCGGCGACTGGAACCAGGGGTTCTTGGACGAGTTGTACGCCTTCCCCGAAGGCGCCCACGACGACCAGGTCGATGCCCTGTCCGGGGCCTTCATCGCCCTCGACCGGGAGGACTACCTCGACTACGGATCCCAAGTGAAGGAGTGGTGATGGGCCTGATAGCCCGTGCCACCTGTGCCTTCCACGGACACCTGTGGACCCTGCGCTCCTACGACCACCAGACCAAAGTGGTTACTCTGTGGTGCGCCAGGTGCAACCCCACCGGGACGGGATCCCGACTAGGAATCAAGGTCGTGACCTACGGAGCGTGACATGGCTGCCGCCTACACCGCGGACGCTGCTGATCTCAACGATGCGACCGTCCGGGAGGCGATCATCCGCACAGAGTTGCAGGCGCTCGCAGAGGAACAGGAAGACCTCGACACCTACCGCGACTACTACTCCGGGGAGCAGAAACTCCGGTTCGGCACCACCGCCTTCCAGGAGAGATTCGGCAGCACCTTTGAGGGGTTCCGCGACAACTGGTGCAAGGTGGTGGTGGACGCCGTGGCCGACAAGATGGAGGTCACGGGCATCAGGGTCGGCCAGGAACTTGAGGAGATCGAGAAGTACCAGGCGTTGTCGAAGGGGGTCTGGAAGGTCTGCCTGGACAACGACATCGACGACAAGCAAGCGTCGCTCCACGAGGGGGTTCTGGTCGAGGGCCGCGGGGCTCTCATCCTCTGGCCCGACGCCAAGCGGGGGTTCACCCTTCACTGGAACCCGGCACAGGTGATCCGGGTCCGGTATTCGGACGAAGATCCCAACCAGGCCCTCTGGGCGGTGAAGAGATGGGTGACCAGCACCGGCGCCGTCCTCGTCACCCTCTACACGCCCGATTACCTCTACAAGTACACCGAGTACGAGGGGCAGCGCGCCGAGACGCAGTCGAACACCTACCGGACCCCCATCCACACCATCCCGGAGTTGGGGTCGAGCGGGTCTCTCATGCCCAGGCGCATCAACGGGGAGGAATGGCCCCTCTCCAACCCCCTCGGCGTGGTGCCCGTGGTGGAGTTCCTCAACGGCGACGGCCGCTCCGACATCGCCGATGTCGTCCCCATGCAGGACGCCATCAACTACACCTGGATGCAGATGATGACGGCCGGCGAGTTCATGGCCGTCCCGCAGAGGGTCATGGTCACCAAGCAGAGGGAGCCGGTGGGCGGCTGGCACAACGACCCGGGCCGCATCTGGCACCTGGAGCCCATGACCGATCAGGAAGGTCGGCTCATCAACCCCACCTGGGGAGCCTTTGAGGCCTACGACCCCACCCGCTACATCCAGGTCATCCAGGAGGGGTTGAAGCACATCGCCAACACCTCCAAGACCCCGATGAGGCTGTTTGAGGAGTCGGAGCGGGGGGGACGAGGCGACGCCCCCTCGGGGGAATCCTTGAAGGTGGAGGACAAGCCCCTGCTCGACAAGGTGCGGAAGCTGTCCACGAGACTCGGGAATCGGTGGTATCAGATCGTCCGAATGGGGGCCTTGGCCCTGGCTCAGAACCCCACCTTCCGCGCCGACCTGGCCCTCCCGGGTATTCCAGAATCAGTTGACGACTTCCCCTCCGGTGAGGTAATCTGGCGGGACATCCGGTTGGAATATCGCTCTGCGGCGATTGCCGACGGGACTGCCATGCTCGCTCTCGGCCTGCCGAAGAAGTTCATCTGGCGGGAGATCGGTCTCTCCGAAGAGGAACTGGTTCAGGTCGAGGAGTGGGCCGAGGAGGAGAAGGAAGAAGCCGAGGAGGAGGCCCAGCAGGAGTTGGAGGCTCAGGTCGAGATCGCAGAGGCCGGGAAGCCCAAGCCGTCCACCGACGGAGTGACCCGCAGCCCACAGAATCGCACAGGACCGCGACCCTCCAACACCTGAAATAGCCCCTCCTAGAAGGAGGACGCCCATGATCCGTCGTGGGTATCTCAGGTACGGCAAGCCGGGGGCGTGGCGAGCGCCCTCCCCGATGATCGCCGCTGCCGTCGAGCGCCTGTTCGATGGAGAGCCACTGCACCAGCCGAGCACCGTCGGCGCCCCTGCTGATGGGGTTGATGTGCTGTTCGACCGGCTCCGCCAGGGCAGGGACGCGCAAGCGTGAGGACCGCCGCCTGGGTGTCCGTCGTCGTCGTCGGCGCCTGCTGCGTTCTGTTCGCCATGTGGATGATGGCGCGCTGGCAGCGGTGCCGGCGGGCGCTGGACGAATGGCGTGCCCGGTGGGAGCGGGGCGAGAAACTCTGCGCGGTGTGCGCGGAGTCTTTTGAGGCTGGCGAGCACGCCGAGTCGGATTACGACGAAGCCACTCTGAAGCGCTGGGGCAAGCACCGGTTCGTCCCGGCGAGGCTGGTGGCGGAACCGCTGCTGCTCCCCCGCGAGGGACCGGGGAGGGACCGATGAAGGTTCGCTGCGACTGGCTCTACTGCCCCGGCCGATCCGACACCAAGGCACACCTGATGTGCCGGTGGCGGCGCTGGTGGGGCAAGACCAACTGGCTGCGGCCGGAAAGGTGGTTGCGCTGATGGTTGCCGGAATCCTGGTTGGACTGTTCTGTGTGCTGGTCGGTCTCACCCTGGGTCTGTGGATCGCTTACTACTACTGGCGGGAGAAACTGGCCCGCTGGGAGTTCGACCAAGCCTTCAGGAGGGATGATGATCGCTCCATCGTGGGATGAGTTCTGGGCGTCCTACCCGACCTGGGAAGTTCCCGTCAGGGAGCGGATGCAGTACCTCCTCAAGCCGGGGAGCCTGTTCGTGGACATCGGCGCCTGGATCGGCCCCGTCACCCTCTGGGCTCTGGAGTTGGAGGCGAAGGTCATCGCCATCGAACCCGACCCCGTGGCCCTGGAGGAACTGAAGAAGCAGGTTGCGGGCAAGGGCGAGGTCGAGATCTGGGAAGGGGCGTGCGCGCCCTTCAACGGCGAACTCGGCCTCGTCCCCTACCTGTGCCTGGGGGACTCGATGACGAGGGTCGGACCGGGTGCCGGGGTTCCGTGCTGGACGCTGGAGCACATCCTGGGGGGGAGGGTTCCGGCCCTGGTCAAGATGGACATCGAGGGCTACGAGATGGAACTGCTCCCCACCGTCGCCCCCTTCCTGGGCAAGTTGGGGGTTCCCATGCTGGTCTCCTGGCACAGCAGCCTGCCGCCCAAGACGGCCTGGTTTGAGGGGTACACGCTCAGTGTGAGCCTCCAGCAGACGAGTTTCGTGTCGTGCTTCTTGGTTCAATGAGAGGGAGGGAATGATGGCCGAACTGGAGATATGGGTGAGATGCCAGAAGGCCGTGCGGGTCGCCAAGACGGACGGGCTTCATGTCGTCAGCGAACCCGTCTGCCCGTGTCACGGGGCGGGGGAGAACACCCTGGTTCGGGTGTCCGATGGGGCAGTAGACCGGATGCTCGACGCTCTCGGCGGGCTTGAAGGACCGATGGACGACGAGCGGGTGATGAG